TGCTACCTTTCAACTTCCCTGCGGGCAATGTCTCGCTTGTAGACTTGAATACGCCCGCCAATGGGCAGTTCGCTGCGTACACGAAGCAGAAATGCACCCAGAAAATTCATTTATTACCCTTACCTACTCTGATGAAAACTTGAAATCAGACAAACTCATTTACAAAGACTTCCAAGATTTTATCAAAAGACTTCGATTTCACATCGATGAGAAAACACATTCACAAACCAAAATCGGTTACTTTGTAACAGGAGAATATGGCGACAAAAGAAAGCGTCCTCACTGGCATGCTATTATCTTTAACTGGAGACCATCAGACGCAATTTATAAATACGCTAACCACCGCGGAGACAAGGTCTATTCGTCTGAAACTCTTACAACTCTGTGGGGACATGGCATCGCCGAATTCGGCTCTGTCACACTTGAGTCCGCTGGATATTGCGCTCGTTACGCAGCTAAAAAACTTGTCCACGGAAAAGATCAGGACCATGATCTACACCCTATCTCTAAAAAGAGTTCTCGCCATGCAATCGGCAAAAAATATGTAGAAAAACACTTCAAATCGATATTCAATCTAGGTTTCCTCGTACTTGAAGGAGAGAAACTATCAATCCCCAGGTACTACGAAAAATGGCTTCAAAAATACCATCCCGCCATTTGGGCGGAATATGTAACCAACAAAAAGTTAGAAATTACTAACAAAGCAAAGGAGAAAAATGACCGAGTCAAAAAAACTGAGGCTCAAATCAACAGAGAGCGCCGTCCGCTCACACAGCCGCGTCGTTCTCAGAACGAAGCAAGAAAAATTATTCTTGCAGCCAAATTCAAACAACTACAAAACCAGCTTAAACTTTAAAAAGGATAAACATGAAATCTCTCGGTAATCGTTATTCACAACACTCATTTGCACAAATTCCAGACGTCAAAATGGCGAGAAGCCAATTCGACCGTTCCTTCGCTACTAAAGACACGATGAACTTTGATTCCCTTGTACCAATCTTCGTCGACGAAATCCTTCCAGGGGACACCGTCAACCTTAATCTCAATACATTCGGTCGACTAGCTACCCAAAAAGTTCCAATCATGGACAATATGTATATCGACCACTTCTTCTTCTTCGTCCCAAATCGTTTAATTTGGACCAATTGGGAAAAATTCAACGGCGCTCAGGACGATCCAGACGATTCAACTGACTTTGTCATCCCCACCATTACTTCCACTGCCATTACTGGCGAAGCTGTAGGCTCTATTTGGGATAAAATGGGGTTACCTACTCAAGTCGCAGGACTTGAAGTATCTGCTCTACCTTTCCGCGCGTACAATCTGATCTGGAACGAATGGTTCCGAGATCAAAACATGCAAGACTCACTCGTCGTGTCAAAAGACAATGGACCCGACTTACCAAGTGAGTATGCCTTACAAAAACGCGGCAGACGTCACGATTACTTCACTAGCTGCCTTCCTTGGCCTCAAAAAGGCGCGGCTGTCACTTTACCCCTTGGTTCATCCGCACCTATTACAGGCCTTGCTAAAGGCAACCAGACCTATACTGCCAACTGGGACGGATACGAAACAGACGGCACAGGTATCGTTAACTATGCTTCCGCTGCACCAATTGACGGCACGACTGGAAACAATCAATGGCACGGACAACAGGATCCTAATAACGCCGGATTTCCAAATATCCGCGCCGATCTATCTAATGCTACCGCAGCTACTATCAATCAATTCAGACAAGCCATCTCTGTGCAAAGCTTGCTTGAACTAGACGCCCGAGGAGGCACACGCTATGTCGAGATTCTGGCCGCTCACTTTAACGTCACTAGCCCTGACTTCCGTTTACAAAGACCGGAATATCTCGGTGGAGGACAAACTAAGATCAACTCTCACCCTGTTGCCCAAACTAGTCCGACTTCTGGCTCTAACGCTCAAGGCCAACTTGCTGCATTTGCAACAACATCTACTGGCGGAGGACCTATCGGCTTCTCTAAAAGCTTCGTCGAGCACGGTTACATCATTGGCCTCGCTTGTGCGAGAGCTGACATCACATACCAACAAGGTGTTAACAGAATGTGGTCAAGATCCACTCGGTACGACTTCTTCTGGCCAAAACTCCAAGAAATTGGAGAACAAGCCGTCCTCAGCAAAGAAATCTATGCCGACGGAGGAGTAGATGACGACGACGTATTCGGCTATCAAGAACGCTACGCTGAATACCGCTACATGCCTTCACAAATTAAAGGCGAATTCCGTTCAAGCTTTGCTACCACTCTAGACTACTGGCACTTAGCTGAAGAATTCGGAACCAGACCGGAACTGAATGAGACGTTCATCGTACAAAATACTCCGATCGAACGAGCCCTTGCAGTTACCTCTGGCCCTGACCTACTCATGGACATGTGGTTCCAATACCGCCACGCCCGACCGATGCTTACTTACTCGGTACCATCTACATTAGGGAGGTTCTAATGTGGCCAGCCATAGCCGCACTCGCCCCCGCAGCCCTCAGCTTTGCTGGGGGCTTAATCGGGAATGAACAGCAGGCTTCAAACGCTCAACACTCCAGAGAATGGCAAGGCGACCAAGAAAGGTCTGCTCGCGAATTTAGCGAACGCATGTCTTCTACTGCCCATCAAAGGCAGGTTGCCGACCTAAAAGCTGCAGGGCTAAACCCTATCCTCGCAGCCCAATCTGGAGCATCTAGCCCCGGGGGCTCTGCTCCCGGCGGCGCCACTGCCAGCACAACTGACCCGATTCAATCTGCCATAGCTACTGCTATGGAGATGACTCAAATGAAACAGGCAATTAAAAAAACAGAAAAAGAGATCGACGTAATGGACGCCAACATACACAACACAAATACGGACACTTTGATAAAAAGCAAAGACGCAACCAAAGCGGACTACATGAACCGTATTTTAAAAATTGGCGAACCCGTTATTAAAAAGATCGAACAGATACACAATTCATCCGCTACTCAACAACAAAAACATAAACCAAAATTAAACTTCCTGGATAAAATTCCAGCGAAAATGCCATAGGAGAAATAAAATGAAACAAATTATTCGCGACGAAAAAACTGGTCTCGTTATTAAAGTACGAACCATCAACAATCAACCAAGTCGCACAGACAAATCACAAAAAGATCAATGCGACATTAAAAACATCATGAAAAAATACGGAGGCATCCATCAGGTGCCGCCACTAAGCAAAGGTACTTACATGGACCTCACCACACTGCCTTCCTATCAGGAAGCTCTGCATACAATCAGAGATGCAGATCAAGCCTTCGATGGCTTACCAGCGAAACTTCGCAAAAAATTCAACAATGACCCAAAAGAAATGATCGACTTCCTAGCCGATCCTTCAAATACAGATGAGGCAATTAAACTCGGACTGGTCAACACACCAAAACCAACATCACCAACACCTGAAGAAATAAAAAACGCGAAACCAAACGCGAAAAAAACTTCAGAACAACCAAAAACACCAATCCCACTCACAGACCACGAGTAATCCGCTCATCCCTTAACCAAACATCCCATCCCGGGGGCCGCTCACGGCCCCCATCTTCCGTGGTGTACTCACCACTAGGATTCTAATCCTAAAAATCGACTTGTCTCACCCAGAGGGCGGGGCTCTTATCAGTCCCCCCTAGCCCGACCGGTAGACACGTCCTTCCCCTCTGCAAATATAAAATAAAAATTAAAAGATAAAACATCTTTACAAACTAGCCTGAAGTCTCAAACTTCAGGAAACGACTCAGGCAATCGCGCCTGACTCATACCGAAAGGCAAACATGAACTACGTTCAAAAACTCTTCTCTATCAGAGATTCGAAAGGTGAAACCTATTTCCCACCTTTCCACAAAAATACCCACGGCGAGGCTGAAAGATTCTTTCAAGACCTAGCCCGTGACGAAAAGTCCACAATCAACAAACACCCCGAAGACTTCGACCTCTATCACGTCGGAGAATTCGATACGCAAAGCGGCAAAATCAAGCCCCTTGATACGCCGCAACACATGCACAAAGCTGTCGCGTTATTAAACTAGACACAGGGGGCCTAAATTACACTTCCTTGTTGTAATTAGGCCCACTGACAGGAACACTGTCAAAACCAACAAAAACAAAGGGTTAAAAATGAAACGAAAACCGATGTCAAAATCTTCTTCTCGCCGCGACTTCCGCAAAAAATCAGGTATCCACAGCATCAACAAACTCAATCCCCGAAAATTCCGGGGCGGCATCAGACTATAAAAAAAGGCCGATACAATGCGCTGTACCGACCCCAGAACCGTGGGCTTCCAGGCCGACGGCAAGACCTTATCTTGGTCTCAAAAACAATCTAGCAAAGAATTTGCTACCTTTCAACTTCCCTGCGGGCAATGTCTCGCTTGTAGACTTGAATACGCCCGCCAATGGGCAGTTCGCTGCGTACACGAAGCAGAAATGCACCCAGAAAATTCATTTATTACCCTT